AGGCCGGAAACGATGTTCTTTCCAATTTCAAAGACCGAACCGACCGCTTTCCCCAGGCCTGTTACGATCGCCGCAATAATCTCCGGCAGCCGGGCAACCAGTTGTGGGATCGCCTGGATCAAACCAAATGCAAGCTGGACGGTAAGTTCAATGCCCATCGCAATAATGGCAGGTAGGTTGTTGGTGATGAAATTAATAATCGTCATTATAATCTGCGGCAGCGCTTCCATCAGTTGAGGTAAGGCGTTTAAGAGGCCTTCTGCCAGCCCCTGAATAATTGCAAAAGCCGCTTCAAGGACCTTGTCCAGGTTATCAATAAGCCCTGTGACAATTGTGATGACCGCTCCAACTGCAGCGGGAATCAATTCAGGCAAGGCTATCCCGATGCCTTCTACCAGTGCGGTTATGAGCTGCACGGCAGCCTCAATGAGTAGCGGAAGGTTGTCGATAAGTGCCGCAACAATAGTCATAATCGCATCAACAGCAGCAGGTATCAGCTCCGGCAATAGGCTTAAAACCGTCTTGAGCACCTGGGTAAATAGCTCTGTGACTGTATCCAACAAGGTTGGGAGCAGTTCGCCGATTGCTGAAAGAATCGCTTCCATAGCCATGGGAAGGGCGGACACAATATTTTCAATGACGGGTACGATGTTTTTCACTACTGCCTGAAAAGCGTCCACTAAGTTTTGTGTCAGGTTCGTCATGTCGGCATTGGCATTTCCAAGGCCTGCGGTAAAGGAGCCAAGTGCGGCCTGCATCAGCCCGATGGAACCGGATATGGTCTGTGTGGACTCGCGGGCAAAGTTACCTGCGTACTGCTCAGTATTCTCAAAGAACATCTGCATGGCGACTTCAGCTTTTTCCGCTTGCGTAGCCGAGTTCCAAGTGAAGTCCAGTCCTTTGGCGAGGGCATAGGCTTGGATGTTGGTAGCGTTCATGGAGACACCTAGGTTATCCATCATCGTAAAGTTGCCCTTAGCTGCACCGGCGACGGACTCCATAGCCATGGACATATCGATGCCCATAACCGAGGCCATATCTGCCGCTCGCTGCATGGCCTTTTCGGTCAGCTCAAGGCTCTTTTGTTGTTCAATGCCGGAGCCTTGGAAGAGTGCGCCCATCTTATTGGCAGTGGCGAGGTATTCGCTTTGCGATACGCCCAAGTTTTTATAGGCTTCCTCGCCGGTTTTCTGAATTGAGGCTGCGTATTCGCCAAAAACGGCTTCTGAACCGCCGAGATTCTGCTCCAGCTCACCAAACTGCTGCACAACCTCCTTGCCCAGCTTGAAGGCTGCAGCACCTGCAGCAACAGCAACTGTACCCATTACTGCACCGACGCCCTTCAAGATACCGCCCAGCTTATCAAATTTGCCGCCGGAATTTTCAGCCTCATTCCCGGATTTCTTCAGTTCATCTCCGAGCTTATCTGCCTCATCGGCGGACTGTGCCAGTTCACGCTCCATACCATTGAGCTCGGCTTGGGCGTTGTTGAGCTGAACTGCCCAGGCTTGAGTTCGTCGGTCATTCTCCCCAAATGAGTCAGAGGCGTTCTGCAGCGCTTTGCGCAGGGTTTCAATTTTATCCTTTTGAGCATCGATCTGCTTGGTGAGCACCTCGTTCTTGGCGGTGAGGGACTGGACGCTGTTTTCATTTTTGCCGAATTCAGACTCGACCAACTTCATTTCTGAGCCGAGCACCTTAAACGATTGATTGATATCAGCGAGGGCTCGTTTAAATTCTTTTTCGCCCTCAACGCCGATTTTCAGACCGAAGTTATCCGCCATATTCTCACCACCTCCTTAGATTCCGTTAGGTATGATTTCATCGATGTAGTACTCGCGTTTTGCTCTTGCAAGTCCGTTAAATTGTTTGTAAATCTCCCATTGATCGAGCAAATGGCCAATCGGCATCATCCAAACTTCCTGCTCAGACCGATGAAGGAGGGAAACGCCATAAAAAATCAGCCGAGCAAACAACTCTTCATCGCTTACCCGACCTGTGCGTTTTTTGAGGGTTCGTCCTCGCTCTCCACGTTTCGTTTCGTTCCTTTGAACATAGCCTCCATGATAGCGTTTTTGTAATTTGCCAATTCAAAGGGAGAAGTCAATAATTCGACCATTTCCTCTGTTAGAAGAGTTTTCTTCTTTGAAGGGCTCTGTAAGTTATGCACCAGCACTGATTGATTGGCAAGCAGGGTGATAAGCCAAACAACCTCATCCAGCGCCATCTCAAAATTCTCCGTTTTCATGAGCTTTTCGCCCAAATTAGAAAGACCGCCATATCTCTTGGCGATCTCCTTCGTAGCCTTGGTGGTCAGGAGCATTTCATACTCTTGGCCGCCGATTGATATTCCTGAACTTCTTTCATTATCCATTTGCTATCCCTCCGTTACGGTGTGACGGTGAAAACAGGCTCGTAAACCTGCGTGTACCAGCCGGTGATAACGGATGCCGGAACGCTCGCGTCGTCCTCGTTGACTTCCGATTTCCACGGATGCTTGCCGTTG